CGTCGGTGGCCGACTCGTAGGCCGACGTGGCATTGGTGAAGACGTTGGTGATTGCCGCCGTCAGCTCGGTGACCCAGGCGACCAGCCAGGCCAGGAAGTCGTCCATGCGGACACGGAAGGTGGCGGGGCTGTTGCGGTTCGGCGCCGTGGGCGGCGACGTCATGCTCGGAGGGGTGGTGGGTGCAGTCATCAGGTCATCCCCTGGATTTCGACGGAGTAGATGGACATGGTTGGCTCGGTCACCGCGACGAAGTAGTCGAGGATGAAGCCGTCGACGACGAAGGGCTTGAGGTCGACGGTCTCGACCCCCAGCCACACGCCGACGCGGCCGAGCTGCTTCTCGAAGAGGTCGCTGACCTGGTTGACCGCGCCGTTGTCCACCTCCATCTGCAGGCGCATGGTCTTGCGCACCTTGCCGGGGCTCAGGCGGATGACGCTGGTCTCCTCGTCGATGACCGTCTTGGAGGTGGTCTGCGCGCCGGCCTGGGCGCCGTAGGTCGTGCGGCCCATGAAGTAGCCCGTGCCGATGCGAAGCGCGCCCAGCTTGACCGGTGCGGGGCCCCGCAGCGTCACGGTGATGTGCGCGTTGAGGTAGGGCGGCAGATCGCGCAGCACCAGCGTGCTGGACCGCGTGAAGGGCTCGAAGCAGTACTCGTAGGCGTCGGTCACCACGCTGGTGACCATGTCGACGGTGCGCGTGTAGACGACGGGGCCAGCGGCGCCGTCGGTCACCTCGATCTCGACCTCGTCGGCCTCGGCTTCCAGCAGCACCAGGCTGTCGGCCAGCTCACCCGGCGCCACCGTGATGACCATGTCGCCGCTGGCCTGCACGGACTGGGTGTTGACCTCGGCGTCGAACATCGCCCAGCGGTTGGTGGGCAGGTAGTCCTTCCAGTTCGGCGCGGTGACACCCGGATAGCCGGCAATGTCCTGCTCGGGCGGCGTGCCGGTGGCGCCGGCGACGATGCGCTTGTAGACGCGGTGGGTGCCGGCCCGGTAGGCCAGCGCGCCCAGCGCGTAGTTGGTGGGCGAGGCCCAGGCCAAAGGGTCGCTGCCGCTGGGCTCCGCGACGGTGGACGACACCAGCATGGCGTCGGTGATGTCGATGGCTTTGATGAAGATCATGGCGCGGCTACCGTGTTGACGCCGTCGCCGCCGTCCCACTTGCTGAAGCGGCGGCTCAGGTCGCCGGTGTTGGCGGCCACCGCAGCCAGGCCAGCCCGGACGGCCGTGGTCAGCTCCACCAGCTTCCCGCCGAGATCCGCGCCCACCTGGTTGAAGGTGTCGTCGAGCTGCACCAGGCGGTCGCTGTTTTCCTGCTGCACCTCCAGCTGGGTGGTCGCGGAGTCCTTGAGTGCCTGCAGGGCCGCCGTCTGCGGGGCCTGCTTGGCCAGCTCGGCCAGCGTCAGACCCTGCTCCTTCAGGTAGGCCCCCACCGGCGCGAAGGCCTCGTTCAGGTTCAGCAGGGCCGCGAACTGCTTGCGGGCTTCCTCGGTCTGCACGCCGATGCCTTCGGCCAGGGCGCGGAAGTCTTCCTTGCTGGACAGTGCGCCGGCATCGGCGACGCCGGCCTCGGTGAGAGCCTGCAGGACCTGGGCCGCGGCGATGGCGTTCTTCTCGGGCTCGGTGTAGTAGTTGTCGACGAAGCTCTTGGCCTTGGCCATCAGCGCGTCGATGCCGCCGGCGAACTGGGCCAGCTGCACCACCGCCTCGCCGCTCAGGCCCGCGATCTGGGAGAACACACCGCCCAGGGGCGCGAAAGCCGCGCCGATGCCCTTGACGGCCTCCTCGGTCTGCTTGATGACCATGACGGCCTGGGCCAGTTGCTCCATGGTGACGCCGGCGCCCAGCGCGTCGATCTGGGCCTTGGCCCAGTCGGGCAGGTTGATCTGGCCGATGACGTCACGCACCTGGCCAGCCAGGGCATCAGCGAGCTGCTGGAGGCCCTTGGTGGCGTCCTTGTCGAGGCCCTTGCCGCCCCACTGGCTCAGGATCTGGCCGTCCAGCAGCACCGAGCGGCTGCCCTGGCTCTCGCGGTCGTTGTCCGATGCGAAGTAGGCGCCGACCTGGTAGCCACCCTTGCCGCCGTAGAGCTTGCTCAGGTCGTTGAGCATGTCGGCGGTGCCGCCGGTCAGCGACTTCAGCGCGTTGGAGATATCCGAGCTGAAGTACTTGCCCACCGAGTCGCCATAGGACCACGACAGGCCCATGCTGCCGTCGCTGACGTTGCGCCCGGTGCTGCCGTCGCTCACGTAGCCGGCGCCGGCGTGGTGCGTGCCGTTGCCGCCGAAGAGCTTGTCGAGGCCGCCGCCGACGAAGTTGCCGAGCATGCCGCCGATGGGGCCGCCGAAGTAGGTGCCCAGGCCACCCAGCACGCCGGCGCCGTACTTGCCGTCGGCCAGCGACTTGATGGCGGACACATAGCTCAGGCCGGTGCCCAGTGCGTTGGCGACGTTGCCGACGACTGCGCCGTTCTGCGACAGGAAGCCGCCGATGCCCTCGAAGCCGGCGTTGAACAGCTTGACGCCGGCCTCGGTGGCCATGTTGGCGACGGAGCCGCTGAAGTTCGTCAGCATGCCCATGCCGCCGCCGATCAAAGCCTTGCCGGCGTTGTAGGCCGACGCGAGCGTGCCGATCATGCCCAGGCCACCACCCGCACCGCCAGAGGCGCCCGCAGCATTGGCGGCGCTCGCGCCGAGCAGGCCGCCCAGCGCCGCGTTCACCGGGCTCATCACGGCCTGCACGGCCAGCTTGAGCACGGTGGTCTTGAACGTGTTCTTGATGCCGTCCCAGAAGGTGCCGAGGAAGCCCTTGCCGGCCTCGAAGGCGCGGTAGAGGCTGTCCGTCAGGCCCTGGCCGATGCTGTCGACGGTGCGCTGCCAGGCGTCCTGCGCCTCCTTGGCGGCCTTGGCGATGGCCCCATCGCGCACGACGTCGGCACTGTCCCGGTAGGCCTGGGCCAGCTCGCGCTGCTGGTCGCCCAGCTCGCCGGTCCAGTCGATCTCGTCCATCAGCGCGGCCTTGCGGTCGGCCGAGGCGGCCAGGTCCAGCAGCTTGGCGCGGCGCACCTCGGCCAGCTGCTGGCTGTTGAGCAGCAGCTCGGCGTTGGCCTCGCGCTGCTTCTCGGTGTCGGCCCGCAGGGACTCGATGCGCTTGCCGGTCGCCTCGATGACGGCGAGGTTCTCCTTGCGCGAGCTTTGCATCCACGCGACCTCGCGCTCCAGCGCGGCGCCATGGGCAATGGCCGCGCGCGTGGCCTTCTCGTCGGACTGGCTCAGCAGCACCTTCCCGCTGGCCAGATCGCGCGTCAGCTTGAGGTTCTCCAGCTCCACGGGGGTGAGCTTGCGGCCGAGGTCGATCTCCTCCTGCAGCTGCTCGTTCTTCAGGTCGATGGACCGGCGCAGGTCTTCGCCGGCCTTCTCGGCGGCTTCATAGGCGGCGATGAGCTTCTTTTGCTCGTCGGCGGCATGCTTGCTGGCTTCGGCCTCGGCCTTCCTGGCCTCCTCCATCTTTTTCCAGCGCTCCAACAGCGGGTCAAGCTCCTTGCCCGTCTTCTTGGTCTCTGCCTGGACTCCCTTCAGGCTGGACATCGTCTCCCTGAAGGTCTCGCCGATCAGCTTCTGGTTCCAGATGCGGCTGACGTCGTCGACGTACTGGCCGGCCACGCTGCCGAAGCCTTTGACGCCCTCTTTCGCGGCGTCCAGGGCCTTGGAGTATTCGCCCTCGACCATGAGCTTCATAGCCGAGCCCAGGCCACCGAGCAGCTGCACCACGGCTGCCGTGCCGGCGGTGAAGGTGCGCAGCACGATCTGGAAGGCGCCGCCCAGGCCCTGCACGACGTCGACGACATAGCTAACGGCCGTCATGGCGTTGCGCGCCCACTCCGCCAGCGTGCCGTCCTTGGCGAGCTGGCTGATCTTGGCTGACAGCCCGCCAGCTCCGCCGGTCATCTTCAGGAAGGCTTCGCTGGCCTCGTACATGGCCGGCAGCAGGCCCAGGCTGATGTCCTTCTTCCAGGACTCGCTGCTCTTCTGTATCTTCGTGAGGTTGTCACCAAAGGCGTCGGCCATGCTGGCTTGCAGCGCCTTGGCGGCAATCTCCTGCTCGGACAGCTTGCCGGTCACTTCTTCAGCTTGGCTGGCCAGGTCGCCAAGGAAGGGCAGCAACTTGGCGCCCTCCTTGCCGAAGAGCAGCATGGCGGCCGCACTCTTCTCCGCGCCGTCCTCGTACTCTCCCAATGCCTTCGCCGCAACGAGCATGCGCTCATCCGGCTTCATCTTGCTGAAGGTGTCGAAGTCAAGCCCCAGCGCCTTGATGGCCAGGGCGGCGCCCTTCCCTTCCTCATCGGTCAGCGCCAGGTTCTTCGACAGCTTGAGCGAGGCCGACGCGATCGACTCGATGGAGGTCTCGCTGTAGGCGCCGATGGAGCGGAACTGCGCCAGGGCAGCGGCGCTGTTGCCGGTCTGCTGCGCCATGTCGTGCAGCGCGCCGGTGGCGTTCACCGCGCCCATCACCATGCCCTTGAAGGCATCGATGGTGGCCACGCTGACGAAGCCGACGAAGACCTTCTTGGCCACGTCGACGGCGCCATTGACGAAGCTCATGGCGTCGCCGACGCTGTTCTTGACTATGGCGAGGTCCTCGCGCATGCGCGCCAGGTCCATCGCCATCTGAATTTCGAGCGATCCGACGTTCATTGCTTGAGGGCCTTGTCGCGTTCAGCGAGGTCGCGGGACTTGGCCGCGCAGCCGCGGTCCATGGCCTGCAGGGTGTCGACCTCCCAGCTGGTGAGCCGCAACCCATGCAGCTGCTGCCAGGCCAGGATCTCGCTCGGGGGCACCAGGGCGTAGCCGCCCATGCTGGCGGGCCGCCCGGCGCTGATGCTCTGATAGGCCTCCCACAGCGCCAGGCCAGCCGCCGGCGGCTGCACGAGCAGCTGCGGCGGCGTCTTGCCGGTGGAGCGCGCCACGGCGAGCAGGTGCTCGCGCAGCGGCTGGCCGTCAGGCTGGCGATGGGAGAGGCTCACCTGCAGCTCCGCGTACTCGATCAGTTCGGTGCGGAGCCGCTGATAAAAAGCTGGCGCTCGTCCAGGCCGGCCTTGACCTGGTCGCGCAGCCAGCGGCGGCGCGGGTCGCTGAAGGCTTCGCGCACGGCAGCCGGGGAGTACTCCACCGCCCCACCCTGCCAGCCGAGCGTGAAGGCGACGAGGTCTTCCAGTTCGGCCTCGTCGGCCGCCTGCGGGTCGATGACGGGCAGCCGGCCGGTCCGGGCCATCTCGGCCGTCACCTCGCGGCGGCGGTCATAGCTGCGGCGCTTGCGCATCGGGTGCTCGACGCCGGCGATGCGCAGCTTCCAGCCGGTGCCCTTGCCGGTGACGGGGTGCTTGATCTCCAGCTCGGCTTCGAGGCTTTCCTCGAACTTGCGGAAGTCGAAGAGCTCGGCGACCTGGGCGGCCGCCTGGGCGATGGGGGTCAGTTCAGAGTTCATGGTTGCAGGTGGAGTTGCGGGAGAAATGCCCGTGCCCAGCCCGGCCGCCACCTGCATGTGGCGGACGCGGGCCGGGTCGGTGCTCGGGAGGCCGCCTGGCGTCAGGCCGCCGAATCCTGGACGTAAACCGTGGTCAGCTCGTTGCCGACGCCGGAGCCGCCGGTGAGGGCCTTCAGCAGCTGGAAGGGCACCGTCTGCACGACCCCGCCCTCGCTGTCGCTCTTCTGGCCACCGTTGACCTTGATTCGCGGCATGGCGAAGGAGACGAAGTCGGCGTTGGCGGCGTTGCTGGTGGTCAGCACGACGATGATCTCCAGCTCGGTCTCGTTGTCGAAGGCGTCCTGGTAGGTGCCGTCGGCGAAGTAGGCGGTGAACTGGCCGTCGGCCGTGACGCGGCCGGCGAACTTGGTGTCGATGGTGTTGGAGCCCACCACCGCGTCACCGCTGCGCGCGCTCTTGATCGAGAAGTTCAGGCCGGTGAGGTCGGACACGACCGAGCCGCCGACGATGGCCACGCCGTTGACAGCGGCGGTGAGGCCGGTGGTGGTCGCGGCCGTGGGGCTGGTGAAGTACTCGGCCACGTCGGAGACGCGGTCCTTGCCCATCATCTGCAGCGCAATGGTGGCCAGGCCAGTGGGCGGCAGCTGCACGTCGATCTGCGAGGGCTGGCAGCCGGTGAAGACTTCGCTGCGGCCGATGTCGCTGAAATAGCGCTCGATGCTGAAGCTGTCGTTCGTGTGGCCCGAGCTCGGGACGTAGGTCTCCTTGCCGGGGAAGCTGAGCGTGGCGCTGGCGATGGGGCCTTCGGCAGTCAGCGCCGAACCGTTGAGCACCTTGACGGTCAGGTCCAGCGCCGTCACGCCGACGATGACCAGGTTCTTGTTCAGGTTGCCCGCCGCGAAGGTGCCGGCCGTGAGGCGCACCACCTTGCCGCGCTTGGCCGCGCTGGTGAGCCAGTCGCCGGTGCTGCGGCTGAGCTTCCACAGCGAGCCGGAGGCGGTGATGGTGATGGTCAGACCGGTGATGGCCGACACGGCCGAGAAGTCGCGGCGCAGCGCGGCGGCGATGAAGTCGGCATAGGTCTTGGGGGAGAGCTCGCCGTTGAGGTTGCCGCCGACGCGGCGCACGCCGTGGCGGCTGTCGCCGACCTGCTGGTCGTCGCGGATCTCGTTGGACGCGTAGCTGTCCTTGGTGAGGTCGACGTCGAAGGAGGTGCGGCGCAGGGCCTGGGCGCCGGACACCCCCGGCTTCACGCCGTAGGTCGTCTCCTTCTTGTAGCGCACCTTGGTGAAGACGCCGGAGGCTTGGGTCATGATGATCTCCTCGAGGAAAAAGAAAGGCCCGCTGGAGGGCGGGCCGGTTGCTGGTTGCGCGGTCGGGTCAGTTCTCTCGCCAGATGACGAACACCTGCCCGCTGCAGACGAACAGGCGGCGGTCAGGGTCCCACCCGTTGGGGCCCTCGCCGGCGGGAGTCACGGCCACCAGCTCGACGCCAGCAACCGCCCCCCGCTGGAACAGCAGCGCCTTGCGGCCTTCCAGGAACACGGCCTTCGCGGCGGCCAGGTCTTCGGCATAGGCATCGAGCGCGATGCGGGCGCGCTGGGTGCCGGCGTAGTCGTCGGCGCCAATGACTCCGACGTCGATGCTGGAGATGAGGCTGTGCACCAGGGCCGGCGCTGGCTGGTTGTCGGGCAGCATCTCGGGGAACACCCGCGGCCCCACCAGCGCGGTGAGGCCCGCGGCCTGCCCGAGCACGGCGTGGGTGATGGCTTCGGCGCTCATGCTTCGTCGGGCACGTCAGGATCGGCGGGCAGCGGCACGTCGAGGCCGTGCTTGTTCTTCAGCCGGTTGCGGGTGTAGGCCGCCATGGCCTCCAGCGCGCGCGGTGCGCCCCGGTCCAGCGCCGTCAGCATGAACCGGTTGGCCTTGAAGCCCGGGTGGTTGACCAGGGCCACACCACCGCCCACGGCCAGTGCGCTGCCCTTCTTGGCCTTGATGACGTGGGGCTTCGCGCCCTTGGCGAGGATCGCGGCGTAGAACGCGACGCCGCCGCCCTTGGCCTTGCCGCCGGCCCGCACGACGCCGACGAGCTTGCCGGCGCGGGTCTTGAGCTTGACGCTGCCGCGCACCGAGGCCTTGAGCAGGCCGCGGCGGCCGCCATAGCGCTTGGCGCCGGTGCCGCTTGGCGGGCCTTCGGGGGCCTCGGCCTGGACGTCCTTCACCAGCTCCTTGATGCCAGCGCGCATGGCACCGCGCAGGATGTTGGCCTCGACCTTGGCCGGCAGCGTGTCGAGCGCCGCCTGCAGGTCGGACAGACCCTTGATGTTGTGCAGCTCGTTCATGGCTGTTGGTGCCCCAGTTCCATGCCGGCCAGCAGCAGGTAGCGCCGGCCCAGGCGGGCAATGCCCTCGATCTCGACCACGCGGCCGTCGTCGAGCTGCACGCGCAGGGGCTTGGCGATGTCGGCACGGGCGCGGATGCGGATGCGATGCGGCCAGGCGTGGCCGTCGAGCTTGGGCGTGCCGGTGGCGTTTGCAGCGGCGCTCTCGGTGACCTCGGCCCACACGGCGGCCAGCTCGGCGTAGGTGACGACCTGGCCGCCGAGCGTGGACTCGCGCGCGGCGGTGCCGGCGAGCAGCTTGACGCGGCGGCTCAGCGCGCCGGCGCCGAAGATCTCACGACCAGAGACGTTGTTCATCGAGGAGATGCGCCAGCAGCGGCGAGAGCTCGACCTGCTTGCTGGACAGGGCTTGCGGGTTGTCCACCCAGGCAGCGACCTGGGCTTTGATGTACAGCTTGACGGCGGCGTCGACCTGATCGCGGTCGGTCGGGCCGGC